AAAGAAAATATCGAAATCGGCGCCACGGGCGTCTATGTTCACAAGTACCTTGGTCCAGAGGTTGGTTCCGGTGATGACAATAAAAGTAATGTCGCAGATGGTGCTCCTACTAATGAGCTAACCATAGGTGATGTGCTGTTTCTGGAAAATCGTGATCGTAAATACGCTCCAGACATCATCGAACTACGTGGTGCGTACCAGCCCAGCGATACGGATTTTGACCTTACCCAGTTCGGCATCTTCCTCACCGATGACACCATCTTCATGACGTTCCACATGAACGATCATGTGGAAAGGCTCGGGCGCAAGCTTATGGCTGGTGATGTGCTGGAGCTACCACACCTTCGTGAATTTTATCCATTGGACGAGAACAAACAAGCTATGAACCGCTTCTACGTCGTAGAGGATGCCTCGAATAGTGCTCAGGGCTATGGGCCTACATGGTGGGGTCATCTGTGGCGAGTTCGTGCCAAGATGATGCCAGCAGCACCTGAGTTCCAGGATATTCTGGACAAGGCATCACAAGGCGAGGTATGGCCGGAGAGCGGCGGCCCTGTGGAGAATCCAGACGATTGCTGTGCTGACACTATTGGTGACAACCTAAGCACAGACGACAAGCTACAGGATCTCACTGATCAGATTGTAGAGGAAGCTGCGCTAAACGTGCCGTACGATCCGCTATGGTATGATGCTGCCCATCTGTATGTTTTGATAGATCCAGTGACGCAGATACCAGATCTTATTTGGTTCAAGACTGGTGACGGACTACCGCCTAATGGTCTTCCACTCTATGGTAGTGGTGAAGCATTTCCGGACGGTGTTCCGGTGGGGCAGTATTTCCTTAGAACCGATTTTAGCGTCCCGGTTCTCTTTCAAAAGCAGACCTCCTGTAAGTGGGTTCGCATCGAGGTAGATCAGCGCAAGCTACCGTGGACGGCAACAAATAAGCTACACGACATGTTCATTGACAATACTAACATTACCAAGAACGACGATGGCAGCACAATACCTGAGAAGCAGGCGTTGTCAAAGGTCGTGCGACCAAAGGCAAAAGGTTCTGTCACGATTCCGTTTGACTATGATGGTTCCGACGACGCTGCTACACCGCCGGCAAATGTTCCGCCTATCGCTGCTATCACCTCTAACTTTACAACAGGTATCGCACCTTTGATTGTGTCGTTTAGCGGACACACCGCTAACGATACCGACGGCAACATCGTGAGCTACATCTGGGACTTCGGTGACAGCACCAGCGGAACAGGAAGTGCTGTGACCCATACGTATGCGACGCCAGGCACCTATGTTGTAATACTAACGGTCACTGACAATCAAGGTGCTACCTCAACAGCTACAATGCCTATTGTAATTAGCCCGAATCCGCCTCCTGTTGCTATTATCGGCACAAATCTAACAACAGGTATCGAGACACTTACGGTGATATTCGATGGTACCGGGTCTTACGACATCAACGGCACAATCGTTTCGTATCAATGGGACTTCGATGACAGCTCTACGGGTACAGGAGGAGTCATTTCTCATACCTTTACATCGCCGGGCACATATAATGTAGAACTAACCGTTACTGACAATCAAGGGGCTACCGAAACGGCAACCGTACAGATTGTAGTAGATGCTAATCAGGCACCCGTTGCTGTGATTAGCACGAACTTAGTAAACGGTCTATCACCTCTGCTAATCAACTTTGACGGCTCTGGTTCCTACGACAACGACGGCAGCATAGTATCGTATCAATGGGACTTTGGTGACTCAACTACAGGCACCGGAAGCACGGTCTCTCACACTTATACAGTTGTGGGCACCTATACCGTAGAGCTAACAGTAACGGACAATCTCGGTGCTACAGGTGTTGATACCGTAGATATTACCGTGGACCCGACAAGCATCTTTAGTCCAGACTTTGGACCAGAATTTGAATAACAGGAGCAGACAATGACGATTCGCACACAACAAGATTTACTAACAAACGTTTTCCAAGATGGGCAAGCACCGAACTCGATCACCGCAGGAGATGTGCGCGATCTTGTAGAGAGCGTGCCTTATATGGGTGGGCAGGGCTGGCAGTTTTATTACGATAGCCAATATACACAAGCTTCACCAAGACATATTACCGCAGGTTCTCATGCGCAAATAACAATCAACGGTGGGCAAGAAACATTAGGTCATCCGCCCGGCGCGCCCGCGTTTTGGAATACCGCCACAAACAAGATTGTTCCAAGCGGTCTAAACAACTTTGGTTTGATTCGTCTTGCGTTTGCGGGATACTTTGTAGGTGGTGGTACGACAAGCATCTTTGACGTTCACTTGGATGTTGGCGGAACTGCTGGTATTATTTGGGAAGAGACAGGTGTATTTTACAAAGGTGTTTCTAATACGCAAAGATTCAACTTTACGATTCCTTTGTTTGCTGGTCCGGACTTTCAGGCTAACGGCGGAGAGCTACATTTTATCAATACGACGCACGATTGCTATATGTGGGAGTTTGCTTTGACTGCTGTTCAAATTTATCAGGCTAACCCTGCGCTATAAGGATCTATAATGGATTATTTTTACGACGAGCAGATAAGAAGATATATTCTACAGTTCATTCGTATCTTCGCTGACACAAAGATCGAGCTGCCGCCTGACTCAACAGGAACTAAGGTTCAGAAGCGTGTTCCTATTGTCTATGGCTCTATGAGCCGAATGGTAGCTCAGATTCTGAAGGATAACTCTACGAACACGGCGATGTCTGCTCCGATGATGTCTGCGTATATCAATGCCATCGAAATGTCTCCAGATCGTAGACAGGATACTACTAATGTGCGCAAGACACGCGCGATTGAACGGCTGTATGATCCGCAAACAGGACAATATACTACCGAGCAGGGCAATCGCTATATGGTAGAGAGCTATATGCCTGTGCCGTATGATATGACCATGACGCTTGATATATGGACAACGACGACCACCGACAAGCTACAGATCATGGAGCAACTGCTAACCATCTTCAATCCATCGGTGCAGCTACAGACAAACGCAAACCCGTTAGACTGGAGCACAATCTTTGAGGTAGAACTAAAGACAGTGAACTGGTCGTCAAAGGGGGTGCCAGCGGGAACAAGCAGCGAGAATGATTTTGCGTCGCTGACGTTCAAGGTGCCGATCTGGATCAACCCTCCTGCTAAGGTCACAAGACAGCGCATCGTCGAGCAAATCGTGATGTCGCTATACGATCTCAACATTAGCAAGGAGGACATAGAGAATGTCTATGATCCCTTTCATAGTTGCTTCGACGAGCTTGCGCAGATCATTGTCACGCCAGGCAATCATAAAATCAATGTTACAAGCCTAACCTCTACAACCAGCCGCATAGAGCTGCTCAAGAGTAATGGCGAGAGCGACAGCACCCTTAGCTGGGAGGCACTGTTTGACGAGTATGGTCGTATTGACCCATCGATAACAACCCTCACACTCAAGACGGCCAACGATATTGAGGACACATCCGGTGATGTCCTTGGTACGATTGAGGTGGACGCAACTGAAAAGAATTTTGCCACTTTTGTGGTGGATGAGGATAGCCTACCGACGACGCTATCGTCGGGACCAGTGACAGACATCATTGATCCAAGCAAGGTCTATCCCGGTAATGGTCTGCCAGTTGCTCAAGCTGGTCAGCGCTATCTCATACTAAGTAGTCAGTATACAATCGGCGAGGAGCCCGCTATTGCGCAAGATATTCCAACGAATAGCACAGCATGGGGCGGCGTTCGTGCGTATGTAAACGACATCATCGAATTCAATGGTGCTAACTGGGTTGTCAGTTTTGATGCCAGTGAGTCCGCCTACCCTGTCTATGTACGCAATATAGCAGACGGGCAACACTATAAGTTCGATGGTAGAGAATGGATCTACACCTACTTAGGAGAGTACAACCCAGGGTACTGGCGTATTTCACAGTAATGACAGAACAGAAAAGCGGTGCTGGAGCAATCTTTGTCTCATCAAAGACGGGAAGAGTATTGCTCAATCTACGAGCACCGCATAAGACACACAATCTAACTTGGAGCTTATGGGGCGGCATGATTGAAGGTGATGAAACACCTAAAGAATGCCTGCTTCGAGAGCTTGAAGAAGAAATGGGTTTTGTTCCTGAGATCAGCAAGATCTATCCCTTTGACATTTACGAAAGCAAGGATAAGCACTTTCGATATTACACGTTTGTTTGTGTCGTTGAGGAAGAGTTTATTCCTCAAGTAAACTACGAAGCAGTTGGCTACTGCTGGACTAAATTAGGCGTATGGCCTAAGCCGATGCACGCTGGTGCTAAGGCTGCTCTCTGTACTCGAAAGGCAGAGACACTTCTCAATATTATTCTTAGCCAACATCAATAAAATACAACCAAAGGAAAAGGCGCCGAAGCGCCCTTTCCCCGTTTTGCCTATCAATCTTCGATTAGAAGAATGTTAGTGTTGCGTTGTTGATACCAACCTTGCTTAGGTAGTCAGCAGCATTGCCAAGCGAGTTGGCTGTGTTGCTTAGTTCTACGTAGCCATAGCGTGTCATGAACGAAACGACTGGCTCGAAGGTTGTTGGATCCATTACTGGACCAGTGCTCATTAGAGGAACATATGGGCAGTAGAATGCTGCTGCATCTGTCTCTGTTGGGCCCTTGTATCCTAGTAGTACAGCCTCAGATGCTGCTGCGTACTGGTCTACATAAACCTTCATGCTGTTGTTTAGTGTACCGACAAGCTTTGTGTTTGTTGGAGCTTCGAACGTACCTTCTGTCGTGCGAGCGAAAGAAGATGTTGTTGCGGACTGCAGAATTGTTAGAGCTGTTGGGGAAACAACTGCCCAATTTGCTGCGCCACGACGTGTACGAGCTGCAACTAGGTTTGCTTGCTGGTTGATCATAACTGCTAGAGCAGCGTGTTCGTCACCAACGTATGTTGCTGTACCGGACACTGCGCTCTGGTCGTATGTTGTTGGAGCTGCACCAGCTAGTGCGCGTAGGTTGTTTAGCATCTCCTGGTCGATTTCAACTGTGATCTCTTGGGCTAGTGCCTGCATGATCTCAGCCTCGATGTCGATGCCGTGTACAGCCTGTGCGTCCTGTGCGGCTTCAAATGTCCAACGTGCAGATAGACGACGTGTCTTAGCTTCGACCACTTCCTTTAGGATTTGGATGCTTAGACGGTTACCTGCTACACCTTCTAGTGCGGCTGTTGCAGCTGGTGCTACACCACCTGCTCCAGAATATGCACGAGCGATGTCGAATGGACCTAGGGCTTCTGTACCTGCTAGTACGCCTGCTGCGCTATCTGCATAGCGAACGCGGAGCGTGTGGATTTGACCCACAGGACCTGTCATAGGCTGTACGCCTAGGATTTCGTTAGCGATAACAGAAGGCATAACGCGACGGATTAGCGGTAGCATTACCTTGTTTACTGTTGCGATATTGCCTGCGGCTGTTGCGCCTGTGCTTGCAGCTTCAGCAATATACTTACGGGTGTTTTCTAGTACAACACCAACTGTCTCACGGCGAGAACCGGAAAGACCTTCTAGAAGGGCTTCCTTAGTTGCCGCCCACTTGCTTTCAAATAGCTTATTGGCCATTAGTTTTCTCCTTACTTAATTCCAGCTAATTTTTTCATTTCTTGGATTTCAGCAACTGTGTTACCTTCATCCTCTTGTTGGGCAGCGGTTGCCCTTCTATCTCCAGTCTTTGCAGTTCTAATTGATTCTTCATTTAGTGGCCTGCGAGTGTGGACCTGTGTGTCTGCCTTCTTTTCATTTAAGACTGCTGGTAGATACTTCTTGAAGCCTTCATGCAGCTTCTCAGTCTTAACTGTTTGTAGTAGCTCTTTCATCACTGCTTGATCGCTCTTGCTTAGTGGGCTTAGTAGCTCGTTAAGAGTCTTTTCTCTCTTAACTAGGTCTGCTGTTGCCTTAAGCTTGCGCTCTGTAGCTTCGTTGAGTTGCTTTGCGTTGGCTGCTGCGACTTTTGCTTCATCCAATTGCTTGGATAGATTAATCATCTTAGCCTGTAGCTTCTTAACTTCGCTGGACTCGTTTAGGTACGAACCCATGTATTCAGCAGCGTATGCTTCGAAGATACGGCGACCAAAGTCGTTCTCACGAGCGGCCTTGATGTCGTTACGGTACTGAGAAATCTCAGAACGTAGAACATTGTTGATGTTCTCTTCAATTACCTGTGCTGCCTTCTTTACAAAGTTAGCCTTTGTTTCGGCTAGCTCTCTCTT